GTGTAAATTCTGTTAAATCTATCTACTAGAGCATTTGTTTCATATTCACCCGAGATTTGGATTTTATTAATATCAATTAATTTGAGTTGGGTTCCTCCTTCATTACGGATAATTACATCTGTTGAAAATAATCTTTTTAGTCTTGAAAATAATCTAGTATCTGCCATTTTTTATTTATTATATCAACCAAGAAATATCTTCTTGATCATTTGAATAAGGATTATCTATTTTGAATGGGTTATTGTGATATTTATTTGGTTGTTGGTTTGAATAACCCCCTGAGTATCCGTAATTATGAGTACTTATATTGTTAAGCATACTTTTAGTCATTTCCATTCCATTCTGTCTTAATTTAAAAGCTGTATCTCTTAAAAAACATCCAATAGAAGCTGCCATAATTAGGTCATCATTATATCCTGGTTGTGCTTCTGGTCGTCCGTTTCTCCATATAAATACTTTCATCTCCTCCAGAAGTCGAATTGATTGAATAGTAATACCTTTATCTCTGATTGCTTCTTGAAATTTACCAATTGATATAGGTCTAGTAGCAGAAGACATTGTAAAACCAGGAGTCATTTTACTATGGTCCATGTAAGGATCAAAATAAGTATCAACTGTTAAAGCATTTCCTTTAGGAGAATAATACAAATTATGGTATCCTCTATCCATAATTGTTTGAATAGTTGACCAAGCTATACTTGAATTTTCTGGGGCTAATAAAGCATTGTTGTATTCTGTTGCAATTCCAACTAACAAATGGCCAAAATCTTTTGTACTAATTTGCCCTTTATATTCACCTACTTGGCTATACGTTTCTATATCCCATATATGAAATGTAGAATAATCAGCTCCATCTCCTCTAGCAACATCAGCTGTTATTAAATAATTACGAGAATAATCTACTGGTTCCCAAATCCATAAATTTTGGTCAACTCCACGTTTTTCAAGTGGTTCTTTTATAAAAGATTTTTCATAAAAATCAATATCATCAGATAAAAATACAGTATCACCTGAGGTGCTAAAATCACAATCACATTCTTGGGCTGCCATTTTAGGTCCTAGATCAGCATCTTGTTGATCTCTCCATGTTTGGTCTCTTTCAGGATGTACGTTCCATGGTAATCTAATAGGTAAAAAACTATTTTCACCCATTTCTGCAGCAATCCATGTTTTATGGAACCAATTACCTGTACCATAAGGTGTAGATAATGCAATACAACCTCCACCAGTAGCTAAAGTTTGTTGAGCTGAGGCCCATATTTCACCTATATTATATATAAAAGCTGCTTCGTCTATTAATAATAAAGAAACTGCTTCTGAACGACCTGCATCACTTGATGCTGAAGTAGCTTTAATTTGGGAACCGTTTGGTAGTCGAAGTGTTAATTTGTTTGCTTCATCAGGTTTAGTTGGAAACTTTAGCCAAGAAGGTAAATTATCATACATAAACTTAACCTTTGTAACCATATTTTTTGCAGTATCTTGTTTAGTTGCAATACAAAGTACATTTTTATCTTGATAAAACATCATCAACCATAACGAATATCCTGCTGTTAAGGTTGAAATCCCTAACTGTCTAGATTTTAAAACCATTGAATATGGGTTTTCTTGAAATAATGTTAAAACTCTTTCTTGAAATGGGTATAGATTAAATTGAATCCGGCCACGTTTTGGATGTTGAATATAGCAATATTTTTTCATAAAATATGCTGGTGAGGCAGCACATTTAATATATTCTTCTCGTATTGCTTGTTTCAGTTCGCTAGCCATATTACTTAACTAAAGATAATGTAAGTAAAGAGATTAACACTCCCACGAACCCTCCACCAAGCCATTTAACACCTGTTTTAAGATTTTTGTTTTCTCTTTTAAAACTTTCAACATCTTTTTCTAAACCAGTAATTATACTGGTTTGTTTTTGTTTAAGCTCATTAAAAGTAGCTACTTGTTTTATACAAGTACTATCTTTTTTAATATAATCATTTATGACACTATCTTTTTCAACTATAGTCTCATTTAGTTGCAAAACCAATTTTTGAGTTTTTTGCAATTCAGCTTTTGCTGAATCACCTTTAACTAAATCTGCAGCTATTTTTTGAGCGGTTTTATGGTCAAAGCAAATTTTATTTATATCGCTTTGAGAAAAAATCGTCAAGTTGCTGTGGAGTATAATTAAGAATATCCCTAATTTTTTTACCATAATATTCACGTACATCTGCTATTTCTTTATTTGTATTACTTATTTCATTGTTTAGTGAATCAATTCTATTTTGGTGGAATAAAATGGATTTATCTAATTCAAGTTGGTGTTTTTGTAAATTTACTAATACATTATTTAAACTATCAATTTCTTGTTTTTGTTTATCGTATTTTGATAAATCTACTTTAGTAGGTTTAAGTAATAACCATAACAGGAGTAAAATGATCGCACCTAAAATTAGGTGCGATACATTTAAAGTTATGGATTTATCTTTTACCATTAAATATTAACTTGTTTAGCTTGATTGTATTTTTTAATAATATCTTGTTTAGATTTTAACCAAGCCATAGCTTCTTTATCTCCCTCTTTTGCTTTTGCAATTTTATTTTTTAATTCTGGTTCAACTTCAGATTTATACTGTTTAACTAGTTCATCTTTGCCTCTAGCAGCTTTTTCTATTTCAATATCTCCTGCTGGGGCTTTTTCTGTATCAAAAGTATCTTCATCTTCATCTTTATAGTAAGTGTCTTCTACTTCTTCGTCTGAATATGATACATCATCAAATCCATCATCTCCTGGTGTGCGAGTAGCTGTTTTAGTTCCTGCTGGTCTTCCTCGTTGTCCTGTTGAAGGTGCTTTTTCTGGTTTGTTTGGGTCTGCTTTTCTACCACGTTGTCCTGGGGTTACTAAACCTAAAGATTTTAATATAGCATTGTTAGTTTGATTGTCTTGTAATTTACTTCCAGAATCGTCAAATTCTATTTGTTTTTCTAGAGCATGTTTAACTCGAACATCTTGTTTTTTACCTGAGATTTGTTGACGGATGTCTTTTAAAAGACCTTTAAGATCTTCTTTTTCCATTTTAGTTACATCTGATTTAGATAAACCTCTATCTCTTAGTACTCTATCAACAATTTCATCTGTAGCCGTTTGTAATGTATCTTCTTCACCATATTTTGCTGCTACTTGTTGATCAAATCGGCCACCAAAATCAGGTTTTTCATTTAACGCAAAAGCAATTTCTTCACGTACTATTTCGAGTAAACGGGTTTTTTTCATTTTAGTATATTTTTATTTATAAATATTATGAGAATAACGTCTGTTTAACTTTCTGTACTCTTTCCTCAACACTACCCGTTAATTTAACTATTCTTTGATTTTTATGACCATATTTATTTAATAAACTTTTAATTTCTTTGTCAACATCTTTTCTATATTCTGCATCTGTTGTTCTAACACCATTATCTTCTATTTCAACTCCTTTAGGTGAAATGTAAAATATGTAATCATATTCTTTAATTAAATGTGATGCTGCTTGACAAATTTCATCTGCTATGTAATATGGTATTGATTCAGCTAAACGTGTAAAAGCCATAACATCTACAACTGTTCTATCAGTAATGATATTACTATAAAATAATTCAGAGGCACGTTCAGCTAAAAATACAAATTGACCTTTTAATGTTGAATCTGTATTTAATGGGATGCCTAAATCACGTAAATATTTTGAACGTTCTGTTTTAAATTCATATTCTTTAAATTCTGGTAGTTCTCTTAAAGCATTAACTATTGTAGTTTTACCTACACTCATTGTTCCACAAAATCCTATTTTCATAACTTTAATATATTAATTAATTTTTATATTTCCAAATAAATCCATAAGCTGTTTTTTGTAAGTCCTTAAGGCATTTTCTAATTGGTTCACCTTGGTTTCCTTTTAATTCAAAACCAGCTTGTCTAATACTAGGCCATTCTTGGATAAAGTTTCCTTGAAGATCAAATTGCAATATGTGATCTCCAGTCCAGTCTACTTTTCTTCCTTTTAACTTTTGGGAGATTTTTTTATTTCTTTCACTTCCCTGGGTGTAATGTTTTTGGTTTGAAATAAATGATTTTTTACCTGCATCTTTATGGTTTCGGTTTTGTTTTATTTTATCCCCAAATCCTGGTGGTTTAGGTAGACCTTTTAATTTTAATGATTGTTTTAATCTTGTTTTTTTAGTTACTATAACTCCTTGTTTTCCTCCTTGCCCTCCAAGGCTTTTATTTACTAATATTCCATCAATTTCATATCTTTTTCTTCCATATTGAGCTATATATTGTATTTCCAACAAACATGCTTCTTCTTGGGTTAAGTTATCATGTATTATTTCTATAATAGGGTTACCATATTTTTTAACATAATATCTATGGTGTTTTCCCCTTTTCTTTAAATCTTCAGCTCTTTTATATTTTTGGTATAAAATATGAGAACCTAGTCCTACATAAAACACTTCTAAAGTTTTTGGATTTTTATGAAAATATACATAATAGTTACCCATAATATTTTTATTATAAATATTGGCAGAGCCAGGAACTGTTATTCCTCTCTTAATATAGATTCAGCTATAAATACACCATGGGCTCCACTAACACTAATTCCCCTTGCACTTAAAGCATCCCCAGCAAAATGCACATTTGGATAATTTATTAAAGATAAATCAGAATAATTTACTAGTGGTTCTGCAGAAAGATATTTGCACTCGGGTATATAGATCCCCCAGTCATCTCCTAATGTTGGGAATACTTTTTTCATATCTTCAATAAAATCCTCTACATATTGAAAATAACCACCCATTACCTCTCTCACACCATCCAAAAATTCAATTTGATATGCTGTTACATTATTACCTTCTGATGTTGTTGAAGGTGTACGTGTTGGACTATAATATAAACCAGTACCATTAAATTGTAATTTATTTACAACGTTACGTGACCAAGTAAATGGATCTTCAATACCGTTAATTTCCATCAAGATGCCAAAGTTGGTCATATCATTTCGATAACGCTCATCTTTTTTAGCATGGCCATTGTAACTATGATCTCCATATGTTTCCTCTACAGCAACATAAGCCGCATTATTATTTGTACAAAATGAACGTAGCGAAACACCTTTATCATCAAATTTTCTATATAACTTAAAGTCATATGAAATATCAATTAATTTTTGAAAGTGTTTTTGTGGTGCTTCAAATCGAACTCCAATTTGCACTGATTTTGGTTCATCTGGGAGTTCATATTCGTTTGCTATTTCTTGGGCAAAATCAATACCTGATTTACCTACTGCAAAGATAAGTTCATCATACTCTACAGTTAAACCACTTATTGAATCTAATGTTTTATAAAATAAAGTACTATTATTAAAATTAATCCATTCTACTTTTCGTTCCCATACAAACTTAACTCCTTTAGATACTAAATAATCGTACCATCTTTTTCCTATTTCGTGTAAGTAGTCAGTGCCAATATGATAAACCCCAAATAAACGTAGACCGAAGTATGGTTTGATAAAGTCTGGTTCTTCTGTTGGGTTAGAGTACATGATAGCTTCTGGTTTTGGATGAAAACGTTTTACCATTTCTATAACCTGATCCATTAAGTCGTATGCTTTGTCTTCTCCACAATATTTAGATAATTGTCCCCCAATAGAAGTATGGTATGTCAATTTGCCGTCACTCCAGAGTCCACACCCCATGAAACCGGACATGACTTCATCTGGTTGGCGTTTGTAAGGGTCTTTACCCATATCAATTACTGTAATAAATTCTCCAGGGTAACCATTGTCTACAAGTTTAGTAGCAGCACATATACCAGCAACTCCACCACCAACAATTACAATTTTCTTTTTTTCCATTTTATTATTTATATTTAAATTTATTAATTAATTTTTTAATTTCCAAGACCATTTAAACCCATATGCTGTGTGTTGTTTTCCTATGCAAACTTGTCTAATACTAGATAAATCAAATTTTAAGGTGGTAGATATGTCTTTAGGTCTTGGCCATTCTCTAATAATATTACCACTTAAATCATATTGAGTTATAATATATTTGGTTTTCCTTCCAGTATTTACTTTAGGGGCTACGTTTTGAAATTTTTTTCCTTTGTTAGGACATATTCTTCCTTTAAAGAGTTGACTTAATCTTAACTTAGCACTTTCAGGAAAAAATTCAGGACCATTTCCCCCTTTATTTTTATTTAATAAGTTAAAACCCCAAGATTTGAATAAAGATATGTAATGTTTTTCCCAAAATTTCCATTCATCTTTTGGAATTTCATCTATAACCTCTAAACAAATATCAAAACCAAAGTTTTTCCTATGATTTAATTTTCTTTTAAAAATATTATTTGTTTTCCCTATGTAAAATGGAACATTATCATTTTTATGTAAAAAATAAATATAGTTTGTATTATTTAAAATATCCATTCTGGTTTTGAGTTTGGGGATTTATTATATTTTAAATTTTTGTTTTTAATTTTTTCTTCTATATAAAACTTGCGATATGATTCTACAACATTATTCCCTTTATACTTACCATCCATACACTGAGGGGGATCCATGAATCCATTGTCAGGTAAATTAGGTTCGTTATCTCGAAGCCATTCGAGTACATCTTTTGTTTTATGTTTTTTACCATATCGTTTTTCAAATTCATTACATATTTCTAAACCATGACTAACTAACCATCTATAATGTTGTATAGATTCTCTTGTCCATTTTGTTGAAGGGTGGTTTGTATGTGATTGTTTATATGGTGCTGTTGAACCATTAATCCAATGAGCAACACAACACATTTGGGCACATTCAATTTGCATTTTTCTAATGTGATCATCTGCTAACTCCCTAGCAGCAATGATCGGATTTTCATTAATGTAAAATATATTCACAACTTTTATTGTTTTAAATATACAAAAAAGAAAGTGACCTCCCAAGGGAGGCCACAGATCTCTATTAATTTTTTTAATCGACAGGCTATGAATCTGTCTATATGTTCATATTAATCCAATCCCGATGTTCTGCCAACTGTTCTTTCATTATTTACCCAATCAGATACATCTTTAGAATAGTTTTCTCTAGCTTTATTAAATTCTTGATCATTAATTTTAACTTTTTTATACCACACTTTAGATGGATCTAATATTACAGAAGCATTTAAAATATCTGCTCCAAATTGAGAAACTAAATCATCTTTATATGAATTTAGTTTATCTTGAGCAAATTGATAATTTAAATCAAGCACAAGCATTGAATTAGTTGGAAGTGGTAAATTAGCATTTAATTGATTAATACCAGTCATTTGAACAGGAATAGCTATATCTTTTAACATATCTAAAGTTAAATCTTTAAGTGGAAGGGTTTGACGTCCTTTACTTAAAGCACGTTTAAGTTCCTCTTTTACTAATTCTTTTAAGCTATCTAGCTTCATGATTTATGTATTTTTAGTTTTAATGTTCCTGTTCCTTTAATGACTCTATGATATAAATGTCTTGGTATAAATATACGTTCTTTTAGTGAGGTAGGCAAGCAATTATCTAATTGAAGTTTCCAATTTGTATCTTCTAAGATTTCAACTGTTCTATCTTCATTGTCACGATGCCATAATAGTTCAATTGGGTCTATATTTTCGCTAAACTCACGAATAATATATTTGTCTGTAACTTCTATGTCTGTGTATGGGGTCATTTTTCTTTACGCTCTTGCCATTCGTAAGATACACTATCTTTTACGATAGGACCACCTTTTGCCCAAGTTCTACAAGTACGAGCTGAATGGCATTTGAAACTATGCATCCAACAGTATCCTAATCTTCCATCTTTATCTGATAATGGTCCAGGCATACAATCTTCCATTCTTGGTGAAATATCAAATGCAGCACAATTAGCACAAAGTGATTGTTTAGCTGCTTCAACTGTAGTATTCCAATGTTTTGCTAACTTATCCCAATAATCACCAGGTTTATCAACATTTAAAGGACCATATTTGATATAATCTGCTTTAATAGCTGAGTCTCTATTTCTAGTATTTAGTTCTAGGTTTTGAGTTGGTAAAGGACAAGCCATTAATGCTTTATATAATTTGCCTTCAGCTAAATATTTTTTTAAATCAAAATTATCCATAAGTTATTTTTCTCTAATTAGCAATTCACCTAATACCTCTAAACGTCCAACTTCACGTTGAAATTCATTTTGGTCCATATCTAAAGATATGCCTTTTAATATTTCATTAAATTCTTTTTTAGCTGCTTCCTTATCAAATTTACCTTCAGCTGCCTTTTTGTAGTAAGCAGCTTTTACTTTAAAATGATTATAAGTTAATAATGCTAGTCCACCTTTTTCTTTAGCAGTTTCAGCAATTTTAGCAGCGCCTGCTGCTCGTGTGGTAGCAAATTCTTCAAAAGTTTCTTTTATCTTCTTTGCTTCATTTAATATTTCAAGTAGTTTTATCATTTTTTTACGCAATTAGGATATTTTTTACCAAACATCTTTTTCATTCCTTTTTGAGTATAACCTTTCCAACATTTTTCATTTAATAAGTCTTCATTTTGTTGTATAGGAGCATATCCTGAACCATAAGGTGCAGCTTTACCTGCTTGAGGGTCAGAGGCTTCTTTCATTTTACGTAAGCGTTCTGTTTTTTCTTTAGATGCCTCTTTTTTAGCAGTAATATATTCAAGTCCTTTTTTTAATCTAGCTTTAACTTCAGGATCTTTTGCTTTAGCATAAGCTGCTCTAACACGTTGGTGAATCAAATTAATAATTTGAGATTTACGAGCGTGTTTTTTTGATTTAAATGATGTTTTAGATAACGTATCTTTTATATCTTGAGCAGTTTTAAATTTAATGCTAACTGTATCTTTGGGATTTTCATCTGTGTATAAACGACGACCTGATCCTTTAGGTTTTTTACCTGTGCCTGTTTTAGGGTCACTTTCAGACAATATCTCGTTTAATATTTTAATTAAAGAAATCATTTTGTTTTACCCCATGTTTTTCCTTTGCCTTTATCTTTACATTTTGCTGGGGTAGGACGACATGATGGATATTTTGAGCGGGTTTCACCTTTTTCTCTGCCACATGCTTTATAACCTTTAATTTTTCCATCTTTTCTAATTGGAGCGTTGCAATCAACCCAACCACCTTTTCCACCAGGTTCACCTTTACGTTTAAACCAAGTGCGTAATGTTTCTTTAACTTTTTCTAAAAGTAATTCTTCTTTTAATCCTTTCCAAATCATTCCTTTACGACACTTAACTACAGCACCTGATTTGTAAGCGGATGGTTTGTCGTATTTGCGGTCTGCAATACGAAGACAACGGTCACGTTTTTCTTTTTTCTCTTGTAGGACTTCTTGTATTATTCTGTTTAATCTATCCATCACCAAAAACCGCTAAAAGAGCTTTTTAAGCCTAATAAAGATGCATACCTTGGGAGCCTACATGACCAGTAAGATGCTTTTGTTCTATCTTTTTTATTAGCACAATCATGGCGGGCAGCAAATGCTCTACGTGCTTTAGGGTCATTAATTTTAGCAGACATTCCTGCTTGACCAAAAGATACTTTTTTAACTCCTCCTCCAGGTTTTCTAACATAAACGTAGAATTTTTTGGATCCTCCACGTTTTGGTTTTCCAATTGGTGGAGTTTTCTTTTTATCTTTTGCTTCTTCAAGTTCATCTTCCTCCAACATAGGTAAATCTAATTCCACCATTTTACCTTCATACATTCCGTAGTTACCTAAATCTGTTTCAAGTAAAATTTCTTTATCGTCATCATTTACATGAATAATTTCACGTAAATATAAAGCACGAGCTTCTGCCCATAAATCAAGGAATGATTTTGAACCATAACGGAACGTGTTTTCAGTTAGTGGCAATTTATTTTCAACGTGATATCGCAGATTTTCCGATAATATTTGTTTTGGAGCTATACTTTCGTTTAATACTATACCTTCATTACCTACATTGTCACAATCGTGGCACCCACAATTGCATTTGTCCTTTTTTGGAGGTGTAGATAATACTTCTTTTATAAGTTTGCGTAAACGTTCCATATTAATCTCTAAATAAAGCGTCAAAATTCATTTTCATTTCAGCTGAAGCTACAGCTATGTTGACTAGTAAAGCTTCATTATCTAAGGCATCTATTTTTTCGTTGGTAATTTCAAC